ATTCCCTCTTATATTAATTATGTCTAAAGTCTCTTGTAACGAAATGACTAAGCGTATTAATTATAAAAGAATGAATGAAAGCAAATCGACTTTTAAAGTCGTGGCAACTAGTGGTTTGCCTAGTCATCTTAAATTAGATGATATTGAAAAGAAAGTGGAAGTGATTGTTCACAAGAACATCCCCACGAGCAGTTTTAAGTGTGATATTTGTTCTGGTGAATATACCTCCCAGACACAATATTCACAGCATGTTTTGGACGTGCATGCTTGTCCTTATTGCCACCTTTACCCATGTAATGGTCTTATAGGTGGTTCTGGTGCTCACACCTTTGTTGATGAGTTAGATGAAATAATTGATGGTCTTGATTGTATGAAATGCAAGATCACATTTGGTTCATGGTACGATCGTACCCACCATGTGATGGACAAACATAGGGAGTATATCTGGTACAAAGGTAGACCACCGTTTGTATCTGATGGGGTTAAATATAACAAATTACCCCGCCCAACTGCTCTCCTTAACCCGGTCATTAGTAAAGCACCAATTGTATTGGATATGATGTATTGTAGAGATCCTACAATTATGGACTATAGTGTACCCGGTCCCCTCCAGAATAACTATCATCGTAGTAATAGGAGGTTCTCTTTGGATAAAGCTTCGAATATGAAGAAGAGGGCTTTGAACAAGCTCAAATATGCCAAAGAAAATTTTATTAAGAGGATCAAACCCAATAGGATATTTTATAGGTTTGATGCCCTTTATGATAAAAGGCCAGGGTGTAACACTGATAGATATCCAACTGTTAAATTACCTGTTGAACTCGAACCCAATCAGGCGACTTTGTTCACCAAGTTATTTAAAGTTGAACCAGTGTTTCACACTGGGGATGTCCATGACCATCCTTTTTCCGCAGCAGTGCGTTGGATGGCTCAAAGTCTAATGGAAGGTAATATTGTAAGCCATTGTCAAAGAAAAGGCGTTAAAGTCGCTTATGTTGACATTTTTGGCTCTGCACGATTACCTAATCCATGCAAATGGTGTTGTATGCCTGTCATTACTGTTGGAGACGGTTTCAGAGCAAGACCAGAGAATAGTTGTCTCTGTGACGTCTCTAATTGCACTCATATGAAAACATCAACTAGTATGTCTGTTGATGCTGTTTATTATATGGGTGTCAATCAGATAGCTGAAATTTGTTCAAAGAACTTACTCAATGAACATCATGTTCTTTTTCATCGTATGTTAAAACATTCAGGTGTTGAAAACGATGGTGAGTATCGTTGGACGACTTTCAACAAAGACGGTAAATTGTTCAATAAAGTTTTAGTAGGAAGTGAGCACACGGGTAACGTTTATTCCTCCCCTCAAATGGAATGGTTAAATGTTAGAACATGGTATACTCCTTATGGCTATTTACATTATAGTTTTCGAAAGAATTATGGCCCTATGGAGTATGGTGTTTTTGTTTTGTGCCCTCACAAACTTTTGAACGAACCATATGACATGGCAGAAAAGTCGGTACATATTGTATCCTGGGAACTCAATGCCCCTGATAAGAATGCAGGTTTCATACAGAAAATGAAAGATAAGATAGCATTCAGTTTAGGAGACTTGAGTGGTTTCACTCCACGATACAATATTGTTGAATATGACGTCCCTGCTGATTTATATTGCGTTGTTTTACAACATGCAATGTTTCAGGATATCAGTAAAAGGGATGGCATAGTAATGGAATTAAAGAACAGGGCTTTTCGTTGGCGTAACGAAAAGAGACAAAAAGGTGATTATCTAGATGAATTGTATTTTAACGATTACTTACCTCATCTAGTTGCATCAGCGCTTACGGCTTCTATGCCTGCAGAATTTGGTGCTATGCATCACAATTATGTCAATGATTTTTGTGTTAATAACCCCGGTTTATGGAGAAAATCCTATTCTAGGATGGGGCGTGTGACTGTGTCATTAGGAGCTGTTATAGCTACCACGTTATCATTGGCCATTTTAAAACCTGTTTTTCTTGTTCTCTTGCCCCTTGTAGGCACTTTAGTGGGTGCCTCAGCTTTGGCTTGTGCCAACAAGAAACAAGAACCTCTCAATGCCAAATATATCTACGCACCTTTGACTTGCCAAATGATGGATTTAGATGATTATTACACATTCCTATCCACATTTGACTTTGTAAAGGAACACGTCGATTTACCCGCAATCGAAAATCTCACTAATATTTTGAATAATGAAATTGTTAGAAATGGTGAGAAGTATTTGAGGATACATAAACCTTTTATAAATACTATGAATTATGATTGTGGTTGTAATTTGAAGACTGAGAGGAAGAATTCCATTTGTCAATTCTTGGCTGTTGACGGTGTGGATGTGATCAGTTATGTTAATTGTAGTTGCAACATGCTTTCAGGTATGATGCAACGTTACTTTAAACCTGTACCTATGCCCAATGTTGATTATTGGAAAGAGAACTTGGGAGGCATCTTACAAGATGGTAGAACATTCTTGGATGATGAGTTGGAAATGGAAACTCATAGAGATGCTTGGTATAGACATCTGGCTACACACAAGAAGAAAGCCGTCGACAAAGCAATAATGGGACAAGATGATTCACGTTATCATCTTAGTAAACCTAGTGTAAAGCAGGAGGTGACTTTAAAATTATCATCCGTGGTTAAAGCAGGGAAACCTAGAGCTTTCTTCCCTAAAGATCCCCTCCATTATGCTGAAACTGGACCTTATATGTATGCCTTCAAGAAAATGCTTAATAGGAATATGGATGGCCTTAATAGTAATTTCTTGTTTGCTTGTGGTTATAATCCCTTGGAATTGGGAACCACATTAAAGGCAGGTCTGGATCAATACTTACCACAAGTTAACCTTAGGGTAGCACATGAAGCTGATTTAAGAACTTGTGAAGCCACAATGTGCGGTTATAACGTAGCACTTGAGGCGTATTTGATGAAAGAGGCAGGCGTGCCTGATAAAATTGTCAATGCCTTGTATGGTAAAGCAAGGTGTGAATGTGAATATAAACATGGCGAGATGAAATTCGTCATGAAAAATTGTCGAGAGTCCGGATGTGCAAATACATCTGTTGGTAATACTATTGTTTATAGTACCTTATTGAAACATTGCCTTAGAATCAAAGGAGTTAAAGATTATTTTGTATTGGTTGGAGGTGATGATGCTGCTGTTTATCATTATGCAGCTGATAAGGTCAAGGTTGAATCAGCCTTTGTCATGTTGCATGATTTAGGTTTAGATCCCGAAATTAAATATCGACAAGTTTGGTACGCCGCTAGGTTTTATTCTGGTTTCTTCGCACCTGTAACGCGGAATGATGTAGAAACCTTAATACATATCCCATCTATCGGTAAGGCTTTTGTTAAAGCTTTCACTTACCGTATGAAACAAGGATTGGACCCCGACTCGTGGCTCAATGAAACGGTTAAGCAGAGGGAGATTATTTATAGTCATATACCCTTGCTGAGGTCTGTTGCAAGTTTTGCACAACCTTTATTGAAGGATAAGTCCTTCCTAAAACCAGTTCCTAAAGATTTTAAGATAGATTATGGTGGATTTTTGATGACTGAAATGAAGTTTAAAGCTGTCAAATGTACAGCTAACACCTCGTCTATTATAGCTCAGGTTTATGAGTTACCTGATAAAGCTGTAGAGGAACTGGAGCAACGACTCATATTGAAACTAAAAGGAAATTGGGCAGGCACCACTCTATCAGATTCAACTTTATTGCATCTGTTGGAGCAGGATCTGGCCTAAATTTTCTTTTATTTAGCCCCTTACCCTAGAAATATTGCCTTGCGAACAAGGGGCTTTAGGTAGCATTAGCCGAAAATTTTAAAATTTGAATTAGGAGTTTAATTGTATGAAAGTTAAATTTGACAAACCTAATCGTGATCCACATAATACCATAAGACATAATCTCGATACTTACGATATTGGTCTACCTGTTGACGGCCGTAAGGTTGATACTAAAGGTTATTTTGGAGGTACAACAGCTGTTGAGGCAGTTTATACAAGTGGTTATACCCCTAAACAATTCACCTATCATTTGGGTGCCGATCAAAACGGATTATATCAACTTCCGGCGCAGGAACTTATTGAGCGCAACCCGCTCCTCAACAGAAAACCTACAGCGTATAAGGAGAGATTATCTACTATTGTGGAGGAAGAGATTAGTAATATGCGAGGCAACAAGAAACCTGGAAAGAGAAATACTAGGCCACGCCCCTTTGATGGTGGTCGTGCCCGACGTAAACCGAATAAGCAAAGAGCTGCCGTGGCAAGAAGGAATTTAGAACCTAGTGCCACAATGAGTTATCAGACAGCAGCAGCTGCTTACGGAGGTTCTTATAGGCAGTATGGTGATGCACAACAGACTACACGTATAAGTAAATGTGAATATATAGGAGATGTACGTCCGACTGCAACCACCTTCGCCTTGATGACTTATAATATTAACCCTGGTGACAGTTTAACCTGTCCGTGGCTATCTCAGATTGCATCATCATGGGAGTATTATAAAGTCGATAGCCTCTCAATTGTCTACAAGCCAAATAGTGGTTCAGATGAAACTGGTACTATAGCCATCGGGATTGATTTTGATCTTGATGATGGCCCACCAGTTAACAAGCAAGAATTAGCAGAGTTTCGTCCTTACGTATCAGGTGTACCATGGTCTACTGAAATAATTTACCGAACACCAAGGCGATATCTTAATCTGCATAATGAAGGTAAACTGCTTGTTCGTAATCATGCTGATCCTATAACTAATTTGACTGATATAGGTAGACTATATGTCATGACGCAGGATGTTAGCGTTGGTTTCAAGGGTGAGATATATATTGAATATAATATTGTTCTCATGAACCAACAACAAGCAGATGATCCCGGAGATTTGGCTGCTATGTTATATGGCACATCTAATGGAGATGCTCCTTTTGATAGTGCAGTTGTTTATAACAATCCAAGAAATTGGTTAACCCAATCAACCAACAAGATCTTTAATATTAAGACTGTTGGTATTTGGTTGGTTGCTATATCTGCGACACCTTACACAGCTCTCACAGCTATAAATTTAGTTGGTGCTAATGGTGCCACACAAACGGCACCTTATGTTACCTTGATAAATGGGGTTAATTATGCCCATCGTTTATTTATAGTTACTGTGAATTCGACAAGTTTAGCAAGTCCCGCTACCATTGCTATTAGTATAACTGGTAATACTGGGACTGCTTGTGTCACAACTTTAAGAATGGCACCTTATTCTGCCGATTTAAGTTGAGCTTATTTAATTTTAAATTTTAAAATTAGGCTATATGAGTCTTTTAATCTAGACTATAAAGAAGATTTTCTATTGTAATCTATTCTTTTAGGATGTCAGGCAAGCTTTTACACAAGTTTGTTCCCCTATTTGATGTAGACAAGTCTTTATTCCCTTAGTGGTAGCCAAGGCTTTTCACGAATTCGTTATCCCTTAGGCAAGGATAAGAAGTGTAAGAAACATGTGTTGTCTAACATTAAGTTTCTCACATTCTGTCGTGATCATTATGATTAGATTACAATATTAATAGG